TTTCAGCTTTAATTGCTTTTACATTAAAACCATCTGCAAATTCCGCTCCGGTCAACATATAAATATAAACCTTTTTGGCTCTTTTAACTTGTCCTATCATTAATTTTGCATCGTTAACTATATTTTCTACTTTTCCGTCGATCATTTTTATCTCCATCAATTAAATCACAATTGCCCACTATTTCTAATGAGCAATAATTATTCAATTACTAAAATAAATTTCTTCAACTTCCTGTTCATCACCATAATGGTGGTCAATAAGAAAGTTTTTCACTTTACTTTTTGGACCACTCACCCAAGCAATTGGTTGACCAATACTTTCAGAAAGTCCTTCAAGTATATTAATTTTGATGCCAAATTGTTTACCAATAAATTCAGCATCATTTTTGTCACCTATAAAATCAATTTCTGTTCCAAACATTTTTGTCTCCTTCTTTTATCAAAATTCCCTACTTATACATCCGCATAATTTTGGATTATGTCTCAAGGATAGACCGAAGACCCATATCCATCTTGACACAGAGACCAAAGTGACCCAATTGACCCTATATTGCCCGTTTGTCCCATATATCCCCATATGGCTCATTAGATCGAATTAGTTACTATTAAACCACATTAGACCAATATGGACCAATATGGATACCCTATGGCTTAGCCATTGTGGGACCACTGAGGCCAAGGTGACCACGATGAACCACTATTGACCCACTGTTAACCCCCGTGGTGGACAATATGAGCCATATGGGCAAATATGGAGACCGGAGGACTACCGTGGCACCCCTGTGGTTTCTAGGGGGTGGTCAAATAAATTAAGGGTACATTATATATTTATAAATTGGATCCTTGGTCTAAGGTTTAAGCTAGATCCTGGAGGCCCTTAAGCAGCCCCTAAGACCCCATATTAACCCATACTTAAACAATATGAAAAAAAGGGTCTAATTAAGTATCACTATATGTAAAGTAACAACATATTTAGCCTAAATTCAGCTACTGGGGACATAATTGACCCAGTTTGGTCTATATCTACCATAAAGATATATCTTTGATACAGATACGCTAAGGTAACACTGGAAGGGTAAGGGGTGGTTTAAAGGGTTAAGTTAATTTATGTTGATACATTAAGGATACATTAAGGATTCAGTGTGATATTAGTGTAACCCCTTACCCTTTTAGGATACCTAGTATCTTTAGACTGGATACTACTGACCACCATGGCCCATATGGCTACCCCGTGGGGATAGCTACGATGGGTCCTTAAAGGAAAATATAACTTTAGAACTCTTTATGGAACCACTGATTACTAGTTCCGCAGCGTATAGTCATGAGTTCGATTAGATGAAGGAGGTAGGTAATCATTCCTACCAAAAACTATATATAGGTATACCGATACTAGTTGGAGTATGCCTATATGTACCGAGGTGGCTCATTGAGAGCATCTCATTTTAATAACTCGCTTAATAAAGGAGAATATAATATGACTGGATTAACAGTTTTTGACCCATTTAGAAATTTAACAGTAGGTTTTGATGATGTATTTAATAGACTATCTTCATTAAATCATTTTGAGATACCTAAGTATCCACCTTATAATATCAAGAAAATTGATGATAGTAAGTATCAATTAGAGATAGCACTAGCAGGATTTTCGAAGGAAGATATAGATGTTCAAGTAAAAGATAATATGCTTACAATATCTGGAAAGGCTTCTGATGATAAGGAAAAAGATAATAGTTTTGTCTACAAAGGTATAGCACAACGAGCTTTCAAGAGAGAGTGGACATTAATAGATTATCTTAAAGTAACAAATGCAAAGTTTAATAATGGAGTTCTTATAGTAGATATGGAATTAAATCTACCGGAGGAAGAGAAACCAAAGAAAATTGAAATTAAATAGGAGCAGATAAATGCCTTGCGAAAAGGGAACATCTGATGGTCTTGTTCGGTTAGATAAGACTGCTAAGCTTTACCGAGAATTAAATAAGAAAAAAGTTAAACGGAGGGATTTATGGAGAAGGGACTGGAACAAATGAAAGAAGTTATTGATTTTACAAAAGATTCTGAATATATTAGAATGTTTGGTAAAACACAGGAGGCTACTATGACAGATGCTAAAAAAGAGCTACCTATTGATCGACGTAACGGGAAGCCTCATAAAGGCTCAGAAAATTTAACATCCTGGAAACCAGGACAAAGTGGTAATCCAAAAGGAAGACCAAATGGTGCGCTGGGGGCAAAAGGTAAGTTGAAGAGGGACCTCCAAGTTATGAAATGGATGCAAGAAGACCCAGAACTAGCCGAATTAGTGGAATCTTTAGATAATACAGAGATGTTTGAGGCACTAAAAAATACTGCCTTTGCTATTTATGCTAACGATCCAACAGATATGACTAAGTATGATAGAGCATACAAAGCTGTCGCGGAAGAAAGAGAATATTCAGAAGGCAAGAAGATCAGGCAAGAGGTAGATTCAAGGGTTACCCAAGTGTCTGAGATGACTATTGAGGAACTAGAGGCTGAATTAGCTGGTGTTACTGAAATAGACCCAGAAGACTTAGATCAACCTGGAATTAATGCCCAAGTAGAAGGTAGTGATTTTGAGAAGCCCAAAAAAGATTAGCATATTATTATTAGGAGTTTTTATGGCAATACTATCAAAAGCAGGGGCAAACCCTGGTATATTGTCGTATCCACCAGAAGATAATATGGGAATAGACAATTTATACAAGGCCTTTAGTGGCGCAGAAACAGAAGCCTTTGATAATCCCTGGATAAGAACTACATTTAGGGAGGCTGAAGGAGGCTCGACTGCGTTTGGTCCTGTGCAATTAACTGGAAATTTAGTAAAGAACTATTTATTAAATAAACCAGAAATAATTGAAGATAAAGATTTTGCTAATAGATACTTAATGAATGCTAGAAAGTTTGCAGAACATGGCAATAACAAGGGTAAAATACCTCACTTTAATCCAGACTATGATTACGGCGGACAAGGTGGTATGACTACTGAAACTGATCAGGAAGGATACTCAAAATTATCTAAAGCAATTATGAATGATTTATGGGCTAAAGCCAAAACAACAGATAAACCCCTCGAAAATATGATTAAGTATTGGAGATGGGGAGAAGGTTCGGACAAATCAAGAGATGATGATCCAGAATACTTTAAACGATTTTTTAAACATTTAGGAGAGTAACATGGAGAGTGTAATAGGTTTTATTATATTCGCAGCAGTGGCAGGTTTTGCATTTAGAAAGAAATTGGTACCTTTATATAATAAATATCTTGGAACCAAAAAATAAATAACTAACTTTTTAATACTAAAAGTTATAGAAAGAAGGGGCGGAGGCTTAGGAGGCTAAACTGGAGATTTTTTAATTAGAAGGAGTAAATATGTTAGAGAAAATAAAAAACGGTGCTGATGGTGCAATAGATGTTGGTATTAAGTTAATTAGCTTGTCGATTGTATTGCAAGTTATATTTGGTAGTAAAGTGGCATTCCTAACTGGGGATGTAATTGGTTCTATACTTGATATAGTCTGGACTTTGGGTAACGCAGGACTAGCGGGCATTATCGCTGCTGGTATCATCTGGAAGTTACTTGACAAGGATATAACGAGTGAGTTATCCAAGTAACACAAAATAAAAGTGGAGAAGAAAAAATAACTTAAAACTTGGGTCCCTCCGAATGGTGACGGTTGGCATCAGCCTGAGTAACCAACCACCTAATTTAAAACTACTATCATATGAGCTGGAGGGTAATTATGGATAAGGGTAGCAAAGAATATAAATTAAAGTTAGCGAAAGAAATAGAAATACGCAAAGCTATTGCTAAGAAAAAGAAAGATTTAAGATATAAAAGTGACTTTAAAAAGTTTTCAGGGGATCGATTAAAGATCATTACTAAAGACGCCGCGCAGGGTTATATACCTTTTAAGTTTAATCAGGCGCAACAAAAAATACATAAAGCTGTTGAAAAGCAGTTAAAAGAGAAAGGTAGGGTAAGGGTAATAATTCTTAAAGCTCGTCAGCAAGGTATATCTACATATACAGCTGGAAGAGTATTTTGGAAGACCTTATATACTCCATATACCCGATCAGTGGTATTAGCTCATGATAGCGCAACATCTGACGCACTATTTACAATGAGTAAACAATTTATTGAAAGAATGCCAGATGATACAGCTCCTGAATTAGTTAAATCTAATGCGAAAGAAATTAAGTTCGCGCATAATGACTCAGGATTTAGATTGTATACAGCTGGCTCGCCCGAAGCTGGGCGGGGCACAACTCCAACAATTCTACATTGTTCTGAAGTAGCATTTTGGCAAAATCAAGAGAAAATCTTAGCTGGCCTATTTCAGGGGGTTTCTAGTGCTGATGGCACTGAAATAATTCTAGAATCTACAGCTAATGGCGCTACTGGTTCTTTCTATGAAATGTGGAAGAAAGCAGAGCAAGGTTTAAATGATTATGTTCCAGTATTTTTACCTTGGTATATGACATTAGAATATACTATGGAAGCTTCTGAAAATTTCGTACGAACTAAGGAAGAGGAAGCATTGGCTGAATTATATAATTTAACTAATGACCAACTTTATTGGAGAAGAATGAAGATTGGTGAATCCGGTGCAACAAAGTTTGCCCAGGAATACCCCGCGACTTCTGAAGAAGCATTCCAGGTATCAGGGGCTAATGTATTTGATATTGAAAAGATTGAAAAATTAAAAATTGAATCTGCTACAAGCATAAGAAGTTTTAATTCTAAGATGATGTCTTGGGATGATCAGAGAGAAGGGCACCTTGAAATATGGGAGGCCCCTAGTTTCAAAGAGAAATATATTATTGGGGCTGATGTTGCTCTCGGAGTAGGGCAAGATTATAGCGCTGCTGTAGTTATGAACTCAAAGAGAAAAGTCGTTGGTTTATATCGTAATAATAGAATAGACCCTTCTGCTTTTGGCAAAGAATTATTTTATTTAGGACGCTATTTCAATAATGCACTTTTGGCTGTTGAATCTAATTCAATGGGTGTAGCTACTCTTCAGAAGCTGAAAGATATGAATTACGTTAATATGTACTTTCAAACAAAGATTGCTAATATATCAAATGAAGAGGGGATAAGACTAGGCTTTAGAACAACTAGCGCATCCAAACCTGCTATCATAGGCAACTTAAAGAATTGGTTATTTGAAGAAGAGTTAGATATTAAATCTTCGGTAATTATTCAAGAATTAAAAGATTACTTATCTGATGATAGGGGCACAACTGGCGCAAGTCCCGGATGTTTAGATGACTCAGTAATGGCTTTAGCTATTGCTTGCGAAGTTTATCGAACACATATTGATAAGTTAACAAATGATAGAATAGGATTTGGTAATATGTATATACCGGAAACTAATAACAATTGGATTTAGGAGACACTATGTCGAAAAATATTAATAAAATAACAGATGAAGAGCTGACGGGTCTCATTAATGATGCTATTCATCAGTCAGTAGGCTCATTCTCTGATGGTTCTGAAATATCAGAAGCAAGAGAAGAAGCTATTGATTACTACACCCAACAACCAAGGGGTAGGTTAGCGCCAATGGGAGTTTCTAAAGTTGTATCATCAGATACTGTAGAAATTGTAGATTCGTATCTAGCAGTTATTTCAGAATTGATGTTAAGCAACGGTAAAATAGCTAAATTTAACCCAATGGACCCAACGCAGTCTAAAGCTGCAGGCATAGCTTCCGATATTACTAATCATTGTATCTTTGTTAAGAATAATGGTTGGGTAGAACTAAACACGTGGATTAAGAGCGCTTTGCTATTTAAGAATGCAACTATTCGCTGGAAGTGGGTAGAATCTTCTGAATACAAAGTAGAGGAATACGAGAATATAACTACGGAACAACTCGATATTATTACGGCAGAAGAAGATGTCGAAATAATTGAGTTAAATACTGCATCAGAAATAATTGAAGGTGAAGAAGTTGAATATTATAAGTTAGCTAAAATTAGACGCAAGGTAGATACGTCCAAAATAGAATTAGAAAATATTCCACCCGAATCTTTTATGATTAATCGAACAGCTACCTCAATAGCTAATTCTACATTCGTAGGAATCCAAACCGAAGTGTCCTTATCTGATCTTCGCACACAAGGATTTGATGTGCCAGATGACTTAGCGACAGAAGGCTCGGAATCTTTTGCGGGTCTTAAGGGTAATTATGGGGAAAGCGCTAGCAGACAATCAGTAAATAGTGTCTGGGTAGGTGAAGAGGAAGATATTTTAGGCACGGCTAATAGGGAAATTACTGTTAACGAAGTCTGGATGAAGATTGACAGAGATGGCGATGGTATCGCTGAGTTGAAGAGGCTAATAGTGGCTGGTGATGAGATTTTATTAGAAGAGTATGCTGATGGCATACCTTTGGCTAATTTAAATCCT